CTCACCTCTTGCAATCGCCTCAAGGTATTCAACAGGTTTTTTAGAATATACATCCAACCAAGTTAACTCATCGTTAATCCAAGCATTTGCTTGCTCTTTTTCTGCGTGAACAGGAGCTTGGTCTTCATACATAATTGTAGATACACTTGTGTACTCTTTACCTGCCGGTGTTTTTGATTTTGTTAACTCGATGATTAAATCACGTCCTGTTGTAGGGTCAGTGATATCACCTTTGTTTCTCCAAATTGGAATGATTTTGTCCAAGATACCTTCGTTCTTGTAATTGTGTTTGAATCTCCAAAACTTTGGACCGTCTTCTTCGTGGTCTCTGTCGATTACTTTAACGATATAGAACTTACGAGACTTATATTGTTTCGCCAATTCTTTATCTGATTCTTTACCCGTAGACATTAACTCTTCGTAAACCTCATTTAAAGGTGAACGTTCGTTGTCATTCTTTCCTGGGTCATAGAACTTTTGCCATTGACCACCAACTTGAATTTCGTGGTACCAAGCCTCTTTAAACGGTGATGAACCGTCTTGAGTAGGAAGGATTCTTACTCTTCTTTGTCCTGATTTCTCTTTATCACCAAGGATTAAAGCGAAATACTTTTTCATTCTTTCGTCTTGCGACATTTTACTTTGGGCCCCGCCCGATGCGTTTTGTGATTTCTCATACTGTGCCAATACGGCGTCTAATACATTACTCATTTTTTAAATAATTAAAGTGTTTAAATTGAATTATAAATATAGTTGAAGATGACCCTTATGTCAAATAAAAAAGGTCATCTTTCGATGACCTTCTAAATTTTTTAAGATGGTTCTTGTCCCGGTTGGAACGAGGTCCTAATATCTGTTGGATTGATGTCCTCAACTTCATCTGAAGTTAAAACATAATCTTTTTTACCTGTCTTTTCCATTTCAATTTTTTTGTCATCAAAGAAGTCTGATAACTTTTGATTGAACGGATATGAATCATAAGTTCTTAATTCTAATTTTTCTTGTGGAGTTTTCTCTCTATACTTCTCAATCTTATTTTCGATAGTATTGAGTCTATTCATTAGAGCATCCATCTCAGATAATTTTGCCTCTAACTTTGAAATTTGTCCGAAAAGGTTATTAAAATATTCATCTTGTTTTTTCTCAATATTCTTTTGAGAAGTCACAAGGTCAGTAATTTCTAACTCTTCAGTTCCGTCTCCTTCTTCTCCTTCAACAGATTCACCTTCAGCATCTAATTTCTCTACATCGGGGTCGTTCTCGATATCGATTTTTTCAGGAGCCGCAGGAGCTGCTGGTGCGTCAGGAGCTGCAGGAGCACCTTCACCCGCACCAGTTGGTGGGATTGCCGCAGTCACTTCATCAGCAACAGCATCTGTTGGTGGTAATGGAGCTTCTTGCTCACTTATGTATTTATTGATACTTTGGTATCTTTTGATTTCACTTAGAATCTTTTTATCTAAACTCATTTTATTATCCGTTTAATAATTGTTTTATACCGTGTGCGGTCTCAACTTTAACTTTTCTGTTGGTGTATACTTGATGTCCCGCTCTTTCTATCAATCCATCTTTTTCTCTAACAACATAACATTCGCCTGTGTCTAAATCACAAACTTCTTTTGTTCCGTTACCGTTGTCTTGTTCAGAAAATCTAACTGATTTTCCGAGATAGTTGTCTAAGGCTGATTTAATGTTCATAAAAAATATGTTTATTATAAATATAATGAATTCGTTAAATTACGTATATATATAGGTTAATGGTGGAGTTAAAGTAATATCAGATGTATTATTACTACTTCTAAGAACAATATTAACTTGAACACCAGGTATGGCATTAGTTATAGTTGGAACTGAAAACTTAATTTTAGTTGTTCCAATTAATTGGATTGACCTTACGTCTACTGGTTGGTTATCAACAGTTATACTTGTCACAAATTCTAAGTTTGTTCCGTTTATCGTAATGATTGTTCCTGCAGTTGCGGAGGTTGGTGAATAAGATGAAACTGTTGTTGGTGGACAAGTTGGTGTCGGAGCTGGCGTATTTCCTTGACTTCGAGTTTCTTGTGGTTTTGGTGGTTCTTCTACAATAATTCCACCTTTTAATCCATTTTGTGCAGCATTCAATGCCGCAGCATTAAATAATGGAGTAAAATCTTTCACATATCTCTGTTTATCCTTTTCATAGTCTTCAGTTTTCATAGTGTCAACTGGAAAAGATGTTACATAATATTTCAATAATCCTCCTTGGTCTTGTATTTCATTGATTCTCGGACTAATGATGTTTTTCATGTAGGTTAAATACGCATTTAAATCTTTGAATCTAGCCGCAGGTAATTTTTTGACTCCTCCTAAAGTTTTGGTGCTAACACAGAAGAAACTGTTTTGGATGAAGTTTTCTGTTTGTGAATAATTGTCTTTATCCAAAGTGATAATACCAAAGTTGTTATCCCAACTTGAAAATTGTCCAGCATCTGAAAGACTCTTAGTGTATCCTCTAACATAAGTTATTATGTATATTATGGTTTGTAAAGCAACATTATTTGGTGCTGAGGCCTTAATTGCGTTTGCAAATTCTAATTGACTTATTTTTGTTTCTGTTCCTCCAGTTGTAACCCAAGAAATATATGATGAATTCAAGTTTTCACTACATGTGTTTGGTTCTGACAAGGTATTCTCGTCAGCATCTTGAACAACATTATTAGCGATTGATTGTGTTGTGGTTCCTTTTGTAGTTGGTTGGTCTGTTTTGTTTACTACTAACGCCTCAATTTGGGTTAATAGATTTTGATTTATTGCTTGAATAAAATTGTCAATAGGCGGTAAATCATAAACACCTTGTCTAACACCTTCAAATTCTGTAATGAAGTTACCAGCACTTATCGTGTGTGATACACTTGTAATCATGTAAGGACCATTAAACATTGGAACGTGTCTCAAATTAAAATACATTGTTGGTTGAATCAAAGCATTACCTAACGCAGTAACACTACAAGTATAACTTCTACCTTTATAGTAATTGTATAAACTCGCGTTCTGATTACCTACGGTTCTTGTATTTGTTTGATTAGCCATTTCAAGAACTGACTGAATCGATTCAGAGGTTGCCTTTCCATTGTCTTGTCCAACACTGAAAGATGAGAATATGTTTTGGTTTCTAATACCTATGTCAACATTGAATCCAACACATTTGTTAGAAATTGCATAATCTTTTTTTCCTGATTGGTTTTCAAGTAATGGAACTTCACTACTTCTTCTAAATTCAAATGAATCATCACCATATCCCGAAACAATATTTGGTAAATTCAAATGACCCGATGGTTTACCAACATAGAAACAAACCATTTTTGGTCCTGACTTTCTATAGTCAACATTTCTAAATGTTCCCCAAAGGTTATCAGCAAATTCTAAAGACCCTTCAGGATTTGGAACTGTCACCCCATCAACATCCTGAACGTTATAGAAATTTACATAGGCAGGTAAAGGCATCACCGTGAAATTATTCTTCATCAACATTCCACTTATTAATGTATAAACAGACATACCCTCATTAAGATAATTCTTATTTAACATATTTTTAATGTCAAAGATGTCTAAGATGATTGTATCTCCGATGTTTCTTGATGCTCTATCAAGGAATAAAATATCTTCGAAAAGGGTTTTTGTTTTGTAATCTGAACCAGCAACCCACTTGTCATTCAATGTTTTGAATACTTCGTAGGTCTCAACTTTACCTTGCATACTCTGAACTTGGGAGTTGATTTGTGCTTCTGTTGGTTGATTTACATTCGGGAGTGCGGCTTTGAATCCTGCAATCAATTGATTCAACAATAAATCTTGATACGTGTCAAGACCATTTAGGTAGGTGTTTAACTGACCTTTGAATGTGGATGCGTTTAGACTCGGGTTCAAAAGTTTCTGTGTCGCATACATCTTGATTAGTTTTGAACACAGAGCAATGTTTTCAACCGTAAATCCAATATTATTATCAACAAAGAAATCTGTAATATAAGAACCACTATCTTTATACCTTAATCGGTCTATGGTTGAAAATCCAACTTCTTTCTCTAACGCTTTCCACTCATTTGGATATCTTTGTCTTGACTGGGCTAATGTAACAGTTCCACCTAATGTTGGGACACTATTCAAGGTGTATGGTGTGAAATTTATTGGACTGATTACTCTTTGAACAGTATTCTGATAACTTACATAAGAATCAAATATTCTTCTACTATAGTTTGACGGATTACCATTCCTAAGGATTACATCATACTGCATGAACCCTTTAATTTGAGAATTAAAGTTATCAAATTGTTTTGTTATTGTATCTTGGAAAAGTGTCTCCACTCTATTACTTGGAGCTGTTGGAAATACTGTCATCGTGCTCCTCATAAAACTTTGGAAATTTCTAAAGTTTGAATCCATCTGAATAACAGTAGCATTTATCGTAGATTGATTTACTCTATATGATACGTTTGTGATAGGTTTACAATAATTCAAAAACTCTTGTTCCATTAAGTTAAGTGTCTTAGCATCGAACACCCCAAAAATCTCTTCAATTTTACTATAACCTTCAACAGGGTTTAAAAACATTGGAGACACAGATGAACCTGATGGAATAAAAGTCATGTATTCGTCATATGATGGTTTTGTTATTTCATCTGAATTGAAGTATCCGTAGTTTGGTGCGGACCATAAACTTCTTACCGACCCATTATACATCGAAGGGTTGAATGTTAAATTAACCACGGTATTAGCCTGAGTGTCTTTATTTAAACATTCAAATTTAGTTTGATTCAAGTTTACACCAAAGGATGGAATAACATAATAATCATCATTCAATTGTGATGTGGCCGCTGGTATACAGACATTCGGAGTTGTGAAAGAGTCATTAATATTTTTTGGTATCAAGATTGACCACGTAGCCAAAGAAAGACTCACACCATTTTGAGATGTATTAAAATTGGAATTTGGAAACTGATATAACAACATACCATCGTTGATTGATGATTGTATTTCTGATGATGTGTA